TTGGATATTCATGCTGGTGATGAATTTAACAGTATTGTCACAAGCATAACCATGGATGCGCCTAAAGAGTTTCCCTTAGATAAATTAAAGAGTAATGCTGGAATGAAAGCTAGGGGTAAAATTACCTCTTTGGGCATGCTAGATGTTTATAAAAGAGCTAATGAATATAATGGTATTAGACCAACTGTTTGTAATGAGGTTGAAGATTTAGCAGGTGATAAATTACCTCCTATTTTTGAAATTAAGAGGAAACCAGCTGTTTTGACTGAAAAGGCTTTCATCAATAGAATTGCTAAGTTGGATGGATCAATATCTAAGACTCCAATTCCGAATAATTTCAGGAATGTTATTGATCGCCCTGATTTTTTTGACTTTCTCAAGGTTCCACGACCAAGAGGAGGTTGTAAAGTGCTTACTCTGCGTCAGGCTATATTTGGTGATGTTAATTTGGGTATTGAAGGTATTGGTCGTGATTCAGATTATACTGGTTTTAATTTAAAACCATATAAAAAGACTGATTTCATCGACTTTGAGAAGAAGACAATATCTCCAAAGTTGCATGATATGGTGCAGGAAAGAATTAAAAGTCTTTTTGATGGCACGAGTACTCTCAATATCACCGAAATGTGGTTGAAAGAGGAACTACTGCCTATTGAGAAGGTTGAAGCTGCCATGAGTAGAATTTTTTTTGGTGGTGATTTCTTAGACATTCTTATTCAAAAGATGTTTTTTGGGCATATGGTTGAGCATTTTAAAGCCAATCACACCACCTCGCCCTTTACAGTTGGGATGAATCCCCGTTCTTTTGATCCTACCTTGATGATTGGTGCTCTCAAGAGGTTTAAGAATGATAAATATTTTTGCTGGGATGCTAAAAGTTTGGAGGTTAATATACACTCCTGCATTATTTATATAATGTGGAAACTATGGTTAAAATTTTATGATAAAACAGAAGATGGTTATTATAGTCGTGTTGTTGTTTGTATTTTGCTTGCTCAAGCTTCCGCCGTTTGTATTAGAGATGGCCAAGTTTGGCAACATCATGGAGGACAAGCTTCTGGTAATTATCTTACAATTTTTATCAATACTTTTTTTTCCGTTTGTCTGATGGTCATGTGTGTAATTTTGCATGATCCATCAATAAAATTTAATGAACATGTTGTTGTCTATGCTTGTGGGGATGATGCAGTTGCTGCTGTTTCTGATCATCTTATTGCATCAGGCTTCACTTTTCCTAGATATCAGCAGTTGGCCAAAGATTTCTTTGGTATAACTCTCACTGATTGTCATAAAAAGGAGAAATGTGAAGATTTTATGCTTTTTAAGGATATACAATTTTGTTCTCGCACCTTCCAATTCAAAAATGTTTCTGGTAAGAAGATGTGGGTTATGCCACTTGAGAAGGAATCCATTTATGGAATGTTAATGTGGTATCGTAATCAGAGTAACACTGAACAAGAAGCTTTAGAACAGAATTTTACACAAGCAGGTATTGAAGCTGTTGCTCATGGTCGTGAATTTTATGATGATTTGAAACAGAAAGTCAATGAACGTATGGCTGTTGCTGGCTATCCTCTGCGTTTTCCAGATTATCATCTTTCCGCCACATATTATGTGTCGGTGTATCCTAGTGATTTAAACTAAGATTCTATGCCTATTAAAGTCCCTTTAGGCTAATCGGGCAATGTTGCCAAAATCCAGGTGACATAATTGGTGTTGGAGATGAACCTACTAGTATTTTCTTGGTCAGAACTACTTAGTTTACTCCTTCTATTGACCGTTCCGCATGTGATGTTGACTCGCTGAACATGCTAAGGATAAAAGAGTTGCTCAACGTGTTTTGAATGAAGGTGTTGCAGATTTACCTGAAAAAACTGCAGTTGAGTTCACTGAGGTGGAACTCGTTGAAGATGGGTATGAGGATGAAATACCCACCATGGTTGACATGTCCTCTTTATTAAATCCATATCCTGATATGACACCTACCCAAGTTTTGAGTAGGAAATATTTAATTCATAATTATACTGATTTTACAGGAGGTATTGCTCATCAGTTTACGCCTTTTGAGGATTTATTAGCTCGAGTCATTGACTCAGGCTACCTCAAGATATGGAATTTTATTCGTGCTGCAATTAGATTGCAAATGGTTGTTGTTAGTAGCAATCAACAGTATGGAAGTTTGTTATTTTCTTCCATTCCTGCATCTAATTCTCCTTTAGTGGATATTACTAAAGAGTCAATGGCAAATCCTGTTTTGATAGATATTGCTACAAAACAGAGTGTCGAAGTTACATTGCCTTTTCTTTATCCACTATTATGGCATAATGCAGCTTTAGGTACTGGTCCCAATGTTTGGAATTGTTCTTTGAGGTGTTTAAATTTTGATAAAATTTCCACTGATACAGCTGGTCTTTTTACCGTGAAAATTTATGCTAGCTTTGTGGAACCAAAGATTGCGGGTCCGATATCAGAGGATGCTACTTTTGTAGCTCAATCCTCAAATTCAATAGTGCCTCGCACACAGATGCGAGCACTCAATCCTACTGCTAGAGCTGTTGCTATTGGAGCTACGGCAGTAGGTGGCGCTTATTCTGCTGGTGCTTTATTATTTAGTAGCCTTTCAAATTATTTTACTAGAGCTGTTGTTTCTCAGGGCGCTACCGCCTTTAAGAAAGCAGTTGCTAGTCATATGCAAGAAAGAGGTGAAGAAGATAACCCAGCTGATAGTGTTGAGCCAACTAGAGTAGCACAATCAGTTTATGGAGATGCTTCATGTATATCCACTAAAACTGCTACTAACTATTTGGGTGAGAGAGTAAGGGATAAGAGAGATAATTTGTATCCAGGAATGTGTAATCTTCCTTTAGAAGATATTGCGCAAGTTCCCTCAATCATTTTCAACGTTACTTTAAGCACCACTCCTCAAGTCTTTAATGTTGGCTTGGGAAGTGACTTTACTTATCTTAGATATCTTAGAAGAATGTTTCGTATGATAAGGGGTGGTACTAAGTTGATGTTGTATTTTTTTACTAGTCAACTAACATCCACTAAAGTCAATTTAATATTGTATCCTTTAGGTAAGAATGGTACTGATCCAATAGCTTTCGGTGACGTTCCTACATCAGTTATTACTGTTCAAGGTTGTACTCAGCATAGTGAAGTTATTCCTTATTTGCAAAGTACACCATGGGTTAGTACTGAATTAACTGAATATTTGCAGCCTCAAATATCTTTGTCTTTGGCTAGTGATCCACCACAACCTTTTTCCTCCACAATTAAAGTTTTTTGTGTTGGCTGGTTGTGTGCAGCAGAAGATATTTCTTTTGCTTCTTTGAGATCTATAGTAGCACAAATGGATGTTAGACAAGATATTGCTGGTATGCCATCATTACAAAGGAACACTGTTACAGGATTTGATTACCAGGGCACCTCTCTTACTGTTGGAGAAGCTTGTTCTAGGTATTCAACTCGCTCTAGTAATACTAGTAATGATTACAATATAAGAGTAAATAATCTTGACACTAGCAATGTTGCTAATGCTGATGTTTTTGATTATGTTGGTAATCTTTTTTGGGCTTGTTCTGGTTCATTGCAGATGAAACAGTTATTAACTGCTAGTTATTCTGCGAGTTATATTGCTATGTGGCTTAATGGAAATCAGACAGGCTCTGTCCATACTAGAGCTGTCTCTATGGGTAATGGCTTGAGTTTGACTGCTCAGAATACTTGGCCTATGTTAGATCTAGAAGTTCCATATATTTCTACTTGGCCTTTCTATGTTATTTCTGGCCTTACTGGAGCCCCCCAACCTCGTCAGATTGCTAGTAATGAGGCCAACACATCTAGTGGTTTTTCAGTTAGAAGTGGTAAAGATTTTGAACTCTACTATTTGATGCCAGCTAAGTTAGAGTTGGTTACTGAGTTGGAGAGAACCACTTTCACTGAGACTTACCAATATGATGATGTTTTTGATGAAGATCCTCATTATATTCGTGATGAGATGCCAAAACCAGAAATAATTCAGCCAGTTGAAAGAGATGGTTATATGCTTGTCCAAGCGCAGTCTGGTCATGGTGTTTGTTTTAATACGGACACCTTTTCTTTCCAAAATAATGGTGAAACTGCCTATGTTAAAGCGTATGCAGCTAGTGCTGTTAGACCAGGTCGTTTAGGATGGGCACTTGCTGCTAATACAGGAGATCTGTTATCATATGACTATACTGTGGAGTTTACAGATCTCACTGGCACTTATGTACCAGCCTTTGTTTTAGGTTTTTGGTCAAATGCTGATCCGCCTGTGAGTTATAATCCTTCCAATGCTATTGATACGTGGTATACCATTGAAGATGAGTCTAAAATTCTTATTGTTACTGGTTCACCTTTAGTCCCTGGTGTACCAGCCCATCGAGCTGGCACGGTAATTTGTCCAGTTAAAACCACTATCAATTGGGATACCTTTGGTATCCTTTTTTTGGATTCATTAGGTTCCAATTTTGCTGGTGAGTATCATTTGCATGCTTCAATCTTTAACGCATTTACTGATTGTCAGATTAATGCTACTAATTTTGATGCACCTCAGCAAGTGAATATAACTGAAACAGATTCCGTTCCTTTAGTAGGTGTAGAAGTTCCTGTCTCTATTGAAGCATTTTCTTCAACTGCTCCTATTGCGGTTCAAGGTTTTGCTTCTCCTACTACTGAGCC